ATGCTACAGAAAGCGCACCTAACACCACTTTGACAGTGGTATTGACTGCGACTACTGGCGCGACTTTTACATTTAGCGTGATGCCAGCATTCCCATCAGTTGGCGGCACTTCACCTGATGCACAGACTGTGACATTCTCATTCGTAGTAGTTGGAACACCGAGCGAATCATTCACCTAAGATTTAGGAGATCAGGAGCATGAAACTAGGACTGACAGTGACTTACAATTCAGGCGAGACAGTATCGGCAACGGTATTGCCGCCTGAATGGGTCAAGTGGGAGACAAAGACTGGGCGCAAGATTACAGACATCAAGGGAGATAATCTTCTTGGTATGTCTGACCTTGCATTCTTGGCTTATGCAGCTTTGAAGCGCGAGGCAGCGGGCAATCCGTTCAAGCCTTTCGATATATGGCTGGAGACTGTGGCAGAGATTGATCCCAATCAATTAAGCCCAAAAGCCACGCCAGTGGCTCAGTCGGACGGCTAGTTGTAGAACTAGCAATCGCCACTGGCATTCCGATGTCCGAATGGTCATCGGCTGAAGACATATTGACAGCTGTGGAGATATTGGAGAAGCGCAATGGCAAAAAGTGAGCCAATCAGCTATGACAAGAAAGAGCTGCGCGCTATTCTGCAAGCATTCAAATCAATGGACGATGAAGCTGTCAAGGCAGCCAAAGAGAAGTCCAGCGCACTTGCTGACTTCTTGCGTGGCAAAGTGATTTCAGCTGCATCAGGTCGCGGCGAGATTGCCAATCGAATTGCTCAGGGTTCTAAAGTAAGCAAGTCATCGAAAGTCGGTGAATTGTCATTCGGCTTTGCAGCTCAAAGATTCTCAGGCGGTGGAACTACACAATTGCTTTGGGGCGGGTCTGAATTTGGATCAAAGAAATATCGTCAATTCCCAAATTGGAATCCACAGGGCTGGTTTATTTATCCCACGCTTCGCGCGAATCAGAATGAACTTGTGCAAAAATGGGAAGAAGGATTCGCCGAGATAGTTAAGAGGTTCGACTGATGGCAGGCTCACGCACTCTCAAACTTTCAATTCTTGCTGATGTTGATGACTTAAGAAATAAATTAGGCACAGCATCAAAAGAGACTGAAGGCTTTGGCAGCAAGGTTGGCGACTTTGGCAAAAAGGCTGGAATTGCTTTAGGTGTAGCCGCTGCCGCCGCTGCCGCTTATGCCACGACCTTATTGGTTGATGGTGTTAAGTCAGCAATTGAAGATGAAGCTGCCCAAGCTAAATTGGCAGGCACTTTGGAGCGTGTGGCTGGTGCATCAAAAGAAACTGTCAAGGCTGTTGAGGATTACATAACAAAGACAGCACTTGCGACCGGGGTTGCTGACGATAAATTGCGCCCAGCTTTTGACAGATTAGTCAGATCAACTGGAGATGTAAAAGACGCGCAAGATGGCATGAATCTAGCGCTTGATATAAGCCAAGCAACAGGCAAAGATTTAACAACAGTTAGCGCAGCTTTAGGCAAAGCATTTGATGGCAATGTGACATCTCTTGCAAAGATTACAGGCGGCTTTGAGGCTTCAGAATTAAAAGGCAAAACACTTGCAGATTTAATGCCTACACTTACAGAGCGCTTTGGCGGTGCAGCTCAAGAGCAAGCCGAGACATTTGCAGGCAAGATGGCGCGCTTAGGCGTTGCTTTTGATGAAGCCAAAGAGACAGCTGGTTCATTTATTCTTGATGGAATTACGCCAATTATCACAGCCTTTGTGGATCAAGGCATTCCAGCGATTCAACAATTCGCTGAAGAAATTGGACCAAAATTAAAGCCAATAATTGAAGGTGTCTCAAACTTTGTGAAAGAATTTTTATTGCCTGCTGTTAAAGATTTTTATGAATTTTTATACCTAAAACTAATACCATTCTTAGTCAATGTATTCAAACCTATATTTGAAGGGCTTAAAACAGCTTTCAATACAGTCAAAAATGCTATTGATGATAATCGAGAAGGATTTGATAAATTAAAACCAGTCATCAAAGCTGTGGCAGAATTTATCCGTGACAAAGTTGCGCCGATACTTAGTGGAGCATTCAAAAAAGCGCTTGAAACAATCGGCACAATTCTAGGCGGTTTAATTGATGGCTTTGGTTCATTAGCTGGGTTTATTGGCGATGCTTACAATGCACTAAAAAGATTTGTCGATTTGATTAAAAATAATCCTGTCGTCAAGGGCATTAGTAATGTCGTCAGTGGAATTTTTGGCGGTGGCAGGGCTGAGGGCGGCGCAGTCAAGGCTGGCACATCGTATGTCGTAGGTGAGCGCGGGGCTGAAATGTTCGTGCCAAAGACCGATGGCGTAATTATTCCCAATAACAAAATGGGCGGCGGCAATGTGACCAATCTAAATATCAATGTCACTGGTGCGCTAGACAAGGAAGGTGTCGCCCGTCAGATTGTAGATATTCTGAACAATAGCTTTTATCGCGGCACACTAGCGGCGGGCAGTATCCTGTCATGACCCAATGGTCGCCAGTCTGGCGATTGAAGATTGAAGGCACTGAATACACCAATGTCACGCTGGCAAGCATGTCAATCACTTCAGGTCGCACAAATATCTATGAACAGGCTCAAGCTTCATACGCCAATATCGTCCTGATTAACACAGACCAATCGGCTATCGCGCCACAGATAAATGATGGGCTGACTATTGAAGTCCAGGATTCGACAGCTGCATATGTGCCTATCTTTGGCGGCACAATAAGCGACATTGAAGTTGGCATTCAATCAGCTGGGTCGGTGATGTATGTGCAAAGCATCAAGATCATTGCCACTGGGGCTCTTGCAAAATTGAATCGCACTCTGACTGAAGGCGTATTAGTCAAAGACTTTGACGGCGATCAGATTTATAGCATTCTCAGTGATTTATTCTTGAATAGCTGGGCTGAAGTTCCAGCGGCAATTACCTGGCAAAATTATGACCCACCGACTACGACATGGGCGAATGCTGAAAATACGGGGCTGGGAGATATAGACCAGCCTGGCGATTATGAGCTGACTTCACGATCTGCCGAAACTACGACTGTCTATGCTTTAGTGAGCGCCTTAGCAAGTAGTGGGCTGGGGCAGATTTATGAAGATAGCCAGGGCAGAATTGCCTACGCCGACAGCACACATCGTGGGCTTTATTTAGCTAACAATGGTTATCGAGAGTTATTGATTGGCGATGCTTTATACGCTGGGGTCAAGACAGTCACACGGGCAGGCGATGTCAGGAATCAAATCACTATTACATACAAAGCCAATGCCGAGAAATCAGCTGAAGACTTGGATTCGGTCGAGATATACGGCAATCTAGCGCAAAACATTGCCACATCGTTAGAGAATGCAGCTGATGCCGAGGATCAAGCGCAATTCTATCTCGATTTAAGAGCCTATCCGCTGGCGTTCTTTGACACGGTGACTTATGAGCTGACCAATCCCAACATCGACAATTCTGACCGAGATGCACTTCTTGAAGTCTTTATGGGTTTGCCTATCCGTCTAACTGACCTGCCAATCAACATGGGCGCTCAATTCGAGGGCTATGTCGAGGGCTGGACATTCTCATCGTCATTCAACAAGCTCCAAGTCACTTTGACCCTGTCGCCAGTGTCATTCTCGACCATTGCAGAGAAATGGCAATCTGTGAGTGTCGCTGAGGCTTGGAACACGGTATCGAATACACTTCAATGGCAGAATGCCTTTGTCGTAGCGTAAGGAGAATAAATGGCTAACCCGACGAGCAATTTTAACTGGCAGATGCCCACGAATACTGACCTGGTCAAAGACTTGCCAGCTGATTTTGAAGTCTTTGGTCAAGCGGTAGATACATCTTTGGCTGATCTCAAGGGCGGCACATCAGGTCAAATTCTTGCAAAGAATTCTAATACTGACATGGACTTTGTGTGGATTGCTAATGATCAAGGCGACATCACGGCAGTCAATGTGACTTCACCAATTACAGGTGGCGGGTCATCAGGCGCGGTCACAGTAGGAATTGACGACGGCACTACTGCACAAAAGGGCGCAGTGCAATTGGAAGATTCAACATCAAGCACTTCAACGACTAAAGCTGCAACACCTAACAGCGTTAAATCTGCTTATGATCTTGCTAATGCTGCAATTCCAAAGTCTTTGGTCGATGCCGCTGGCGATTTAATTTATGCTACAGCTGACAACACACCAGCTAGATTAGCAATTGGAACAGCTGGACAAGTGCTCAAAGTAAATTCTGGGGCAACTGCTCCTGAATGGGGCGCAAGCGGTTCAACTTTC